GACGAACCAGACCATCATCGTCACTGGGTAGTTGGCAGTCAGGTTGACCCGCGTCAGACCATTCTGATACGGCTGAACCGCCTCGGACCAGACGCGCGGTACTTTGAACTGGAGCTTCGTGTTTTGATAGTACAGACGCTCATCGGGGGTGAGCAGGATCTCCTCGACGAGCAGACGGGGTGCCAGAATATCGACCGCAGTGCCTGAGACGTTCGTCGGCGCGTTTGTGATCCATGCCGCCGTGTTGAATGTGAATCGGATGGAAATGACCGAGCGCGACACGGCGCACATGGGGAAGAAGGGCTTCTCGAGCCGCTCCTTGACCTCGTCGCTGTGTGTATGCCGTCTACAAAAGAAGAACTCGAGTGGAATGATCAAGTTGACCGGCGTCGCAGCCGGTACGTTCGTCCCCTCGGGGTAGCCACCACTGACTGCCTTGTACACGGCGTTGCGTTCGTCGGCATCCAGAAACAACTGATCGCGAATGACGTACCAGTCATCCGTGATTGTTTCGTACGGCAGACCATCCACCAAAAACTCAATCTTATTAAAGAGAGCCCGGCCGACGAGTTCACTGTAAGAATAGCCGGCCGGCAGCGCGGGCAATGTACACTGGAGATACATATTCGAAATGAGATCACCCGTTTGGCGCGGAAAGAGATCAATTTGGGTCACCGAGCCGAGGTACGTCTGACTCGTGAGTCTCAATGGCACCGAGAGCCGCTGTGTCATGGCAAACGACGTGTACTGCTTAAACTTGGGAAGCCACTGCGATTGCCCGCCGAAAAGGTATTTCTCTTGTGCACCGATCGCCGCCATGGACAAGAGTGCACCCGTACCGGCACCGCGCTCGACGATTGTTTTCAACTCGTTCGAGCCATCGGTAGTTGACACGTTCGAATTGAGGTCACGGAGCTCGGCCGGTTGACCGATGATCCCCGAGGCGTCGTATGTCCGGGCGTCATAAAGACCGAACGATGTGGTTGCGTTCGAAAAGACAGTCGGAACGTAGTTTCCCGACATTTGACTCAGTACGATGCGCATGATCGAGCTCGGTGCCTGGATATTGTTCGGCATGTCCGATACGACAACCGCGTTGGACACGTACGGGAACGAAATGGCGGGCGGTCCGGCGTTGACCACGACGTCACCGTAGACGTTGGACGTATACTGTACGATCGTGACATTCCCCGAAATGCCAGACAGGCGTGAAATGGTCCAGCCTGGACCGATCGGCATGTCGACCGGTTCGGTCAGGTAGAGCATGAACGTACCGTCTTGGGTCATCGACGGGCCGTAAAAACCGAGGGCACTGATACTCTGTACGACAGTCTGTTGGACGGGTATTGCGAGTGTCTCCGCCACGGTCGGTTCGAGCAACTTCCCGGTTCGCTGATTGATCGTCGTCGAAAACGTGTACAGGGCGTTGGCGACATCCTGTTTCGTTTGGGCGGTTGCAATCGTGTCACTGAACGCTTGTGCAGCCGTGCGCGTGTCGTTGTTGAGCGGTGCAGTTTGAAGATATGTCACCGTCGCGGCGTGGATATTCGACACGGTTTCCGTGTCATCCGCGATGAGCTCCAATATGTTCCCTTGGAGGTCCATAACTACAACGTGCGCAGATTTTGTTTCCATAGGTCGGGCACGCTGGTCGCTTCAAGCACGCGAATCGCCTCGCGATATTCAGCCACCCGGTCGACGAGTCGCGCCACCTCTTCGCTCGTGTACTCGTAGGTCTTTGTGTTGAGCAGCTCCTTCGGGTAGCCACGCGTCGCCATCGTCGCCTCGAGCTGTTCGCGCGGAACCCGAAACACGACGAGCCGGTTGTCAATCACCTCGCGGACAAACTTTGCTTTGAGCGACAGCGTTTCGCACTCGGCCGCCATGCGCTTGAGCATGTGCACTTTGCGCAGGGCATAGACCCGCGTGCGAATCTCGAGATAGTCGCACAGAATCTCCTCCGGGCTCGCATACTTTTTGATCCCCTTGGGTGTGATCAGGTACATGTTCGACGTGTGGATCGTCTTTGTAATCTCGGGCGCCTCTTCGCACCACACTTTGAAATCAGGCTGCGTCTCCGTCGAGTGGTTCTCATACTTTTGGACCGTCCCCTTTTCGACGAGGTCGTCCAGGTGCTCCTTGACATCCTGGATCCACTTCCCGGGTGGCAAGTCTGTGATGCGCCATGCCGATCCCTCCTTGGTGACGACGCCGCTCAGCGTCCACGAGTGATCACCCTTCTTCGTCACCGTCCCCGTAAACCCATTGAAGTGGGGCACCATAGGTACCATCGGCTTACCGTCGAGCGCGTGTCGGATATTCTTCACGAGATCCTCGAGCTTGTACGGCGGGACGTACGACGAGAATCCCGTGCCGATTCCCTCTGCACCGTTCACGAGCACCATGGGCACGATCGGCGCATACCATTCCGGTTCCACCTTTTGACCATCCTCTTCGGTGTACTTGAGAACGGCGTCGTCGTCGGCGCAGAAGATCTTACGCGTCTGAGGTGCCAAGCGCGTGAAGATGTAACGCGAGCTGGCAGCATCCTTACCACCCATGAGTCGCGTACCAAACTGACCGCTCGGCTCGAGCAGGTTCAGATTGTTCGATCCGACAAAGTTTTGTGCCAGACCGACGATCGTCCCCTGCAAAGACGCCTCGCCGTGGTGGTACGCCGTGTGTTCGGCGACATAGCCGGCGAGCTGTGCCACCTTCATGTCTGTCGTCAGGCCCCTCTTCAGACATGCGTAAATCACTTTACGCTGACTCGGCTTGAGACCATCCATCAGGTGTGGGATGCTTCGATGGATATCCTCGGCTGAAAAGTTGGCGAGGTCCTTGTGAACAAAATCAGTCACAGTCAGGTGCTTGACCGTTCCGTACTCGACACCCGGTGGTGGTTTCGTCATATGACCGACCAGCCACTCTTTGCGTGCATCAGCCATCGGCTTGGCAAAGGCGAGCGTCATCGATTTGTCCGTCTCGGCATCGCCGTCAAATTTGACCGTCAGACGATCAATCATCTTGAAGTACTCACGGGCCTCGACGCTGGTGGATGTGCCCAGACCCTTGTAGTACTTGACGTTGCTCGACCGGTTTCCGCTCGCAGCATACGCCGCCTCGGTGAAGAACCAATCTTTGCCCGCCTTGATCACGGGCGTCACCATCGCCACGACAAAACCCAGTTGGATGAGGTTGGGCCAAAAGTGGTGAATCATGTTCAGGACCAGACCCTTGATGTGACTGCCATCCAGATCGGCGTCCGTCATGATCATCAACCGACCGTAGCGAAGTTCCTTCACGGATGTATAGATTTTGCCATGTTGAAGCCCCAGTATCTTTTTGAGGTTGGAAAATTCCTCATTATCGGTCAGCTGCTTGACACTTGCATCACGCACGTTCCGAGGCTTGCCGCGCAACGGAAAAACACCATAGGCGTTACGACCGACGACGCTGAGACCCGCGACCGCGAGCGTTTTAGCCGAATCGCCCTCGGTGACAATCAGCGTACACTCGTGCGACTTGTGCGTCCCGGCCCAGTTTGCATCGTCCAACTTGGGGATGCCAAGGATTCGTGATTTCTTGGCACCGTCCGTCTTTTTGAGCTCCTTTTCATTCTTGGCGAGCTGGAGAGCCGACACGTCATCAGCAAGGCCGCACGCCATCACCGCCTTGATGCTCGCCGGCTTGAACGTATAATCGGTCGTATCCTTGGTGGTACACTCCGTCTTGGTCTGGCTCGAAAAGGTGGGACGATCGCGGACGGCCCGCATGAAGACAAACAGCGACGCCTTGATTTGTGCAGGCCGAATCTCCTTGATGGGCAGGGCTGCGACGAGCTGATTGACGAACCGATCGACGTGAGTCCCGCCTTGGGTCGTGGAGATGCCGTTGACGTACGACACCTGCTCAAACTTGCCAGTGTCGGTGTGCGCCACGACAATGTCAGGCCCGAGCGACACCGTCACACCGGACACGTGCATCTTGGCGTACGCCTCGAGCGATGCCACGTCGATACGCGTGCCGTTCAAGTATACATGCATCTTGGGGCAACACATGGCCGTGTCCCACGTCCGGCGCGTGATGACAGTGTACAGAGCCTCGAGGTGCCCGCCAAACTTGGGCCAATCGGGAATGAACGACACTTCGACACCACCACCCGTCTTGCGATCCTCGATGAGTGGGTCCGCCATCTTGGACATGTTGTTCGTCCAGCGCTGCGTGTATGCCTTTCCGGACGAAACAACCTTGACCGTGAAATCCTTTGAAAAGACGTTGGTGAGCTTGGCACCGTACCCGTTTCGGCCACCGGTCGTGCGTTCCTTCGTATCGTCATAGTTTGACGACGTGAGCAGGTGGCCAAAGATGAGTTCGGGAAGCCACACCTGTTCCTTTTCGTGCTTCTTGATCGGAATGCCGTCGCCGTTGTTCTTCACGGTGATCGTCTCACCCTTCCACGACACGTCGATACGCGTCACCTTTTTGGGGTGCAGAGTATGCTGATCAATCGCATTGACCAAAATCTCATCGAAAATCTTGACGAGCCCGGGTGCAATCGTAACCTGCGCGCGTTCAAACCGCCCGTCGGTCAATTTCCATGTGTCGACCGCATCAGGAACGCACGACCCGATATACGAATCGGGGCGCTTCAAGATGTGATCGACGTGCGTGAGCTTTTCGTACTCCATTCACTGAGAGGGAGCTCAAGTTTTTAACCATTCACCAGTGCCTGAATCTCTACAGCGCTCTTCCCCTTGAGGTGGTTGGCGAGCGCCTGGCACGTCTGGTCCATCATTTGGGGCATGTCGAGATAGTCAGCCGCGTGCGCCATGCGCCACAGCGTCTCCCACGGCTCGTCAATGTCGCCTTCACCGGGCATCTCCTGCCAATACTTCAATTTGCCGAGCGTCGTAGAATCGACGTTCGGCAAAGGGATGGGGCCCTCCATACCCTCCATGGTGGTGAGCAGCCGACTCCACTCGGGGTTAAATTCGCACAGGACACAGTCGGACGTAAACACCTGCATTTTACTTGGTAAACGAGCGCGGGATCGCTCTAGGTAGAATTCGCTTGTGAGACCGATCCGTGTTGTAACCACATCCACACTTGCAGGCCTCTCTGTAGTCGGGGTGGTACGTGACTTTGCCGTCCGCTCCGATTACTTTCATGGTCGTGTGTACTTCCATCCGACGATCTATGCCCGTACGTTGATTCTTAAAATGAGTGAACCCGTATCCGGGATACCACGTCATATGAAAACGACCGATCCTGCGTTCGAACCCAAAAGGACTTACGGACCATGGAATCAGCACGAGATTCGGCATCTTCACGCGCCGCGGCGGCACGTCGAGTCCCGCCTTGGCCATCGCGAGCCGCGTGTCGATATCGGCTACATGGGCTACGCGAGCCAGAATGGACATGGGGTACACGCGTCGTTATGTCTTATCACTTTTTCGCGTAAAGCGACTTATTTTCAGACGGCGCGGTTATGAGCGGTGACGTGTAATCATAGTAGATGCACGTTTGATCTTGCCCATTCGGTGTATCCGAACCACTACGCATGAACGCTTGGCATCTGGGCTGATTGGAGCAGTACGACGCACAATATTCGACCGACCCGTATCCCTGGTAGTAGCTCGTCGACGTGCTTACCGTGTTCGATGTCTCCACGAATTGTGAGACGTTTGACACGCCTGGAGGTGGAAGCGTGGAAATGGGTGGAGCGATCGTCGCAAAGTTCTGGGTCTCCGGTGTGACGTTCGACGTCGGAGCGACGTTCGACGTCGATTCGTTCGCTGGCCTGTTGAGAACCCTAATGTATGATCGAGTTTTATAGACGCCGAGCACGATAAATATGATGAATACCGTGATAAGAATAAAGTCCTTTATATCAAGCTTCATATACAAAGCAGTCAACTTTTATTTTGGATCTACAACCCCATACGGGCAAGCTGACGGGCGAGATTGGCCGTATTCATCACGCCTGGGATTTTGCCGTGATAGGGTGGGCGGTTCGGTCCAGGTACATATGTACGTTTTGGCGATGAGGTGCGCGAACGTTTGCTGTTCATATTGTGCGCGATGATTGAACGCCACGGAGTAAACACTTTAAGCCGACCACTGGTATTTAGCCGATAGTTGTGTATGTGCGCATTGGGGTGTTTAGCGATATTGTTCCGCTCCGCGCGCATGGACGCCGTGAGGTTTGTACTACGCATCGCGTTAACAATGCGAGTGCGACCCGGGATGAGACGTTCGAGACGACGTCTGCGTTTCTCCGAGTTTGACGCTCCCAGTGCGGTATTCCACGCCGCATTGAATTCCTTGACGAGTTTTTTAAATTCAGCGTTACGATTTACCATAGTCGCTTGGATCTTACGGAGCGCATTCGCTTGGGCTCGCGCCTTGTTCTCAGCCGCCTTGGCATTGGCTCGCGCCTTGTTCTCAGCCGCCTTGGCATTGGCTCGCGCCTTGATCGCAGCGGCATTGGCCGCCCGGGCAGCCGCCAATTTACGTGCAGTCGCCTTGTTCGCCTCGGTAATCTTTAGAAACTCCGGCTTATTCTTCCCAAGAATATTGCCTAGACCCATGTTCGATCGGGTAACCCCGTGAGACGTCATACCATCTAACCATATTTTATTTCTCAGTCACTACCAAATGATGATGCTCCTGATTCTGATGATCGCCTTTCTGATTGCCGCCAGCCCGGCGACGTACCGCACCACCCGCGGCGTGCTCGGCTCGTGGGTC